TGCAGCAATAGTAAGAGTGTTGTTTTCTTGATCAAGAGAAAGATCCAAGTAATTAACCAATTCCTCAAGCTTATTAGTGTAGTCCTCATTATCAATAAAAAGGTGCCACTCACAATGCTCTGCAGTTTCTATATACTCGTTTGGAATAGCATTTATAACTTGAGGCTGTCCATGAACATAAAGTTTGTCATTAACTTCTGATAAAGTCCATGAAATAGGAGAGATAAGTTTATTTGGAGAAGGTCTAATACTAGACTGAAAATAATTACAAATCATATGAATATTTTCATCTCCAAAGAAATTTTCATCCGGACCACATAAATCAATATGTTCATTGTAATGACATTGTTTAAGTATAACTTTTGTAACACCTAACGGGAAGGTGTCCATCATTTTTGTTACTTCATATGTTTTTGGATGTATAGTGTTGTCAGTAATCATAAACCTCTGGCCATAATCAATAGCCATTGTTATATCATTCGTAGGAACAATAAATGCAGTCTGATTTTCTACACTAGTAGTGAATCCATCTGACCATACGCCACTGTTGTAAGAATTACGATCTCTTACACATCCTAAACATTTTCTATAAACTCGATTCTCATCAAGCCACTCAAACAACCAATTACATTTCAAAACATTATATCTGTCAAATTCGCTTACGTCTTTTCCAATAATAAGCCATTTCTCATAAAGTTTTGTATTATCATCTAATATGTCAATGTAATATCCAAGTCTATGTTTTTGATCCTTAGAAGTGTCAAATTCTATTTCTGGATTCACACCTGGTCTAAACTGTACCCAATACTCAACCTGATCCTTTTCAATGGTATACGTTTTTGTTTTGATAAATCTGAACTCCATATTTTTAATTTCGTTCATATTACAATCATAAATCATACCATTACGATAGGTTGTTGTATTTGAAAAAGTCTCATCCATAACCATATTAGCCATATCTTTTATTTGCTCTCCAACTGTAGTAGGAGAGTATTTTCTTTTCATAGCTTCAAAAGTAGGCATAATTATTCCTCCTCTCGAAGTTTTTCAATTTCTGCTCCCGCATCAAGAATTAACTTTCTATAAACTCCAAAATCAAAATTAGGTTTATTGAATTCCGTTAATGCAGCTTGCAGAAGACTCATAGTTGTAACAACCTCTATTCTTTCAAGTAAGAGCTTATTTAAACCGCCAATCCTATATAACAAACCATTAAAACATTTGTTTACATTAACATCCGGATATTCCCAGGATGTCTTTGGATCGACGCATAATAATAAGAAAAAAATAGAACGCCTTAATGATTGTGCAGTTTGTGCAATTTGATTTTCTGAAAATTCTCCATATAGATGCTTCATAATTATTCACCTACATAGTCATTATAAATATAGCCATGATCACGAATTGTTTTTCTAAATTGAGTTTTTAATTCTTCTAATCTAGCCATATTATTTTTATAATTATTAAGAAGTGTTTTCTCGTCTTTGCCTCCAATAACGGTAGCAAGATTTACAATTTTGTCAACTTGCTGTTGCATCCAACAAATCACAAGACCCTGAGAAAAGACATCTTTTACAAAATAATCATCAGAATTTTCATCAATCGAATTTACTAAACTATAAGTCAGTTCTAATATTTCATCATCAAGTGCAATAGAAGAGAAACATTTACGAACATAGGGAATTCCAACAATACTATGTAACCAATCCCTCATCAATTCATAAGCTTCATCTTGTGTGTATTTATTAAAAAAAGTAGGGTCTGCAATTTTAGTATAAAACTGAGAATATATTTCTTCGTAGGTCATAATACACCTCCGAACTACTTAACAAATAAATCACTAAGAAGATTAAAATCAGAATCAAAAAGTTCTGTAAGTGCTCTAACTTTAGAAATACTATCAATCTTTCCATTTGCAATCTGTGTTGCAATCAAGTTACGCATACTATCTTTAGTAGATTTCGGCAGTTTCATAATCTCGGTCTTCATTCTAGATACAGGCAATTCAAGAATTTCATTTAAATCATTCATGGTATACATCGTTCCATATACTCTCTGAACTGTCGGGAAATCCTGTAAAAAGTCTTCATCAAGAATTACAAATCTAGGCATAAAAACATGTTCTGAGCCTCGTCTAATCATTGTGATTAAATCTCTATGATTGATTTCACACTCTGAACCATAATCTGCAAATTCGTATAAATTACCAGACTGAGAAATTACATTTAAACCACCAGACCATACAGACCGACACAAAATATAATCAGAATCTGTAAATACCTTCTTTTCTTTTACTGGAGTAACTTTTTCTTCCATTACAATATCTTTTTCAACAATTTCTTCAGTTGCTACTTCTACCTTTTTAGGTGCAGTTGTAGTCTTTTTTGTAGTAGTTGTTGCCATACAATTCTCCTTTTGCTCAATAAATAACAGGAGAGCACATTCATGCTCTCCTTGTTATGTTTATATATTTGTTTCTATAAATTACGCAGTAATAGTCCACATGCCGAAGTAACGTCCGATACGAGTAGCTACACCAAGTTCTCTCTGAACTTCATACTTCATGATGTCATCAATACGACCATTAGCTTCGCCACGCTCGGTAATTTCATCAATCAGAGTTTCACCAACGTCGATCATGTCAACAAGCTTGTCATCTCCAGCAGCAAAAATCCAAAGAACGTTATCATCGTACATATCCTTGGTAACGTCATTCTTTGCAAATCTCTGAGGGATTTCAACAAGCTGATAACGACCGTAGTTACCAAGTCTACCCATAGATGCCACAGATTCCTTCTGAGAAGCTGCAATCCAATCTACCTTAACCAGATTTTCAAGTTCCTGAAGACCTACCATGGTACCCATGATAATAACATCTGCATTATCATTTGCTACAGATACGTTCTGAAGAACCTTATTGAATTTCTTTCTGGTTACTTCTGCCAGAGCACCTGCCTCAACGAAACCAGTCTGAACGGGCAGCTTTGCAGGAGCAGCAAGAATTTCTGCAAAAATCAGATCCTGTACCTTAACAATAAACGCCTTGGTAATTGCATCGATCAGCTTTGTCCAATCCTCGTGACCAAGCAGATATCTGTCGATGTCAGCACCTACAGCAGCACCATACAGATCGGTCTCAACAGAATAGGTTGAACCCTCAGGCAATCTCTGCAGCATGGTATCATGATGTCTCTTACCCATTCTAGCTACAGAAAGGATAACTTCTTCATGCTCATTGTAGAACAGATTCTCATCACCATCAGCCAGATTTCTATAATTTACAAGTACGTTAAACCACTCATTTTCCTTCAGACCAGTAGATACTGTCCAATCAGTAATCTCCTCGATTACATCAAAGAACTGACGACCGTGCTCCTCATATGCTCTTTTACGATCTCTCTTAGAAGAATCTTTGGTTAAACCAAAAATCTTTAAGGATACTTCTCTAATTTTGTTTTCAGCTTCAGCCTTTGTAATGCCATCGCTCAGTTCACCCTTATAAAGGTCGAACATGAGATTCTTAACTTCATCATAAGATGTTCCCATAGCAGAGAATACATCCATTACTCTATTACTAAAATGCATCTTTCCCATTATAACTTTCCTCCTTCTTTAATATTACGCAACTACGTGCATCTGACCAGAAATGGTAACTTTCTTACCAGCTTCAGGTGTGCCTTCAAAAGCGTCTTCGCTTAATTCATAAACATCAGTTACATTCAGAACATAACCTCTAACAGTTCTTGTTCTTGTAGCACTAGCCTCATTGAAGAAGTTAGAAATTGCCTTAAATCTAGAATCATAATTCTGTTCAGCAATTACGGGAACTTCATAAATCAGAATTGCAGGCTCATTAACGTCAACCTTCTTAACCTCTACATACCAATTGCCGTTAGCAGCCTGTTCCAGAATTTCGCCCTCAAATGTTGCGGGAACTTCTGCTGTCTCGTACTGATCAAAGCTTACATATGCGCCTTTACCTACAACAGTACCATTGTCAGTATCTTCTTTGATTACCATGTTTAATGTTCTACCTACCTGTCCAGAAAGAACTTTTGTAGGGAAACAAACATGATGCTTTTCAATATTAAATCTAATAGCCATTATTTTTTCCTCCATTTTCATTTTTTACATTAAAAAAGAACATCTGGCATGATGTTCTTCCGATAACATTTGTTCCTATTTGTTGAATAAATTGCCGTATCTACTTGTTTTCTTGCTAGTAGAAGTAGCAAAAGTCTTTTTACTAACGGTAGGCTTAATTTCATCTACATGAGCAAACTGCCCACCATTGGTGATATAATCTGCGAATACAGATTTTAACTCTTTCTCTAAATCAGTGAGAGAGTAGTTGTCCATTTCGGATACTAATTTTACGAATGAAACATTTTTGTATTCATTGTTCTCATCTTTTTCTGCAAGAACAGAATATTTTGCATCATAAAGAATAGCTTCTCTCTGTGCATGAAGTTGAGCATTTTCAGTATCTTCTTTAAACTGTACTAACGCTTCATAGTTGGATCTCATAGAACATAATTCAGCATACTCAGAATCTGTTAAAAGTTCTCTATGTAAATTGTATCTATCGCCATCGAATGCTACATTGTCACCATCTTTTGTATATGTCTGGCCGTAAATTTTATCACCATTCCAGTTTTCATATACAAAATAAGTGTCATATACTGCACAAATGTAATACCACTCATTATCAGCATCTTCATAAACAGACAATAAATTATAAAGTGCCCAACGAATGTCATCGTGAGAAATTTCATATGATTTAATCATTTTCTCTGCAAACTGTTCGCTTTCAGACTCTACAACTTCTTCTTCAACAACCACTTCAGGAGTCTCTTCTGTAGTTTCCTCAGATTCTTCTTCGGTCACAATAACTTCCTCTGTGGATTCTTCTGTTGTTTCTTCTACAACTTCTTCTGTAGATTCTACAACTTCTGCAACTTCCTCAAAAACTTCTTCGGTAGTTTCAACAACTTCTTCTGTTGTCTCAGTAACTTCCTCTGTAACTTGTTCGAAAATTTCTTTGTCCACTTCAGTTTCCTCCTTTCCTTGGTTATTATCTATATGAAAATTGGAAAGAGTAGTATTTAACTTTTCCAATACTTCAACAAGTTTGTCATCTCTAGATAACATGCTATTATTTTGTTCGCTAAAATCAGCTATATCTGCACGGCTACCAAGCATTCCTTCACCTATTTCTGTGCCATCTTTTTTGGAACCCAACAAAGTTGAAGCTGCAACATAGAACTTGTCTAAAGAAAGATAGGATTCTTTTGCATTAAATGAAAGTTCTTCGATACTTAACTCACAAGAATTCTTTGTTCCATTCTTGCGTCGAATAATATCAGCTGCTTTTGTATAGTCCTCTGAAATATATCCATATCCACATACATATGTTTTATCTAATTTTTCATCATATTCAAAGAAAGGTTCAGATTCATCAAATGAGCCAACTTGCTTTTCAATATAAACGATTTCCTCTTCGCCAGTTTCTTCATTTTTTACTATTTCAAAATTATGAGATTCAAAATCCCACTCGCCATTATCCAATTGATGAATTGCAGCTAGGATTGGTCGATTCTTTATTGTGGGCATTGCATCTTTAGCAGCAATTTCAGAAACAAAACTTCCATTCCTATTAAGACCAGTATGAAATATTCTAAATTTTAATTTGAGCATACCGCGATGGGCATCATCTACATTTTCATCAATTTCAAATGTAGTAGGCACTTGTACGGCCAATTTATATCCAGATTCTTTGGAACTAAATTTAGTAAAGTTTTGTTCTCTACAAAATTTAACCAAATCATCAATCGTCATAAGTTTACGTTTTACCATTTATCCGTTTTTCCTCCTTTCCCCCATGATTCAAAACAAATTTGTATATAATAAAACTCCCCTCGATAGAAGAGGAGAGTTTATATCATTTAACGTGTTATGTACTTGCAATTGTAATAGTAATTGGTAACGTGCTATCATCACTTAATGTAGCAGTTCCACTTATAATTGCACCGGTCGAATCTTTTACAAATTCAATAGCAGTAATGGACTTACCATCAACACCATTTTTTCCATTGGTTCCGTTGACCCCATCTTTTCCAGCTGAACCGGTTTCTCCGGTATCACCTTTATCACCTTTCGCACCAGTGTCTCCTTTGACACCTTGTATGCCTTGGTCACCTTTTTCGCCTTTAAGAGCTAACAATTGCGCCTCTGTAAAATCTGTATATGTAAAAGCATCACCCTTTACACCTTGAATACCTTGCGGTCCAGTATCGCCCTTAGCACCAGTCTGTCCAGGTTCGCCCTTCAAATTCTTAAATGCAAAATTAAATACTTTCGAAGTATTACTTCCAGACGAGGTAATAGTAACACTAGGAGTTCCAACATTGGAATCAATTGTTACAGTTGGTGTACCAAAACCGGCTGCTGTGCCAGGATTTCCCGTAGAACCATCTTTGCCATCAACACCGTCTTCAACAATCATTGTGGCAGTCTCAACCGTACCATCATTATTCGTCCATTCAAAAGTAACCAAATTACCTTCTTCAGTTTCTACAATGCTTTGTATAGTGCAATTCTTTCCATTCATTCCGCTAGAACCTCCTGTTGTTTTAACTAAATACCACATATCATCATTTCCCAACATGTATGTTTCAGATGTAGAAAGAATAAAACAGGTTGATCCTGCAGAAACTGGGTCATTTAAATAACTCTCATTTGTATTTTGTGTTCCTCGAAAATTTTTCCGTGGCAATTTATCTAAATCAGTAATTTCATCGGCTATAAATTCCCGAATTTTTCTGGTGGTTATGTCGTTTCCCGCTTTGGTTATACTAAACATATTTCACCTCATAATTTTTACATTTAGATACACAACTTGTTACTATACACTATTTTGTTATCTTCAAATACTAAAGTACAGTCCGGTTTGTTCATGAATGTCCATGTATTATCTGTATAATCAATTAAATCAAATCCAGCACGTTTTAATTCTTCACAAGTGTTTATATCTTGTGTCTTAATAAACATAGCTTGATTGTTACTATTTATTTTTTTCATATCCTTTTCATCCTTTTTATTCCAATAAAAAAAGAGAGTAGTACAATCTCCCTTGTGCAATATGTTATCAAATATTCTTTTCTTTGTTTTTTTTCTTAGAACCTTCGTCACTAATCTCTGTGTCAGATTTCTTTGGTGCTCCATTTTCAGTAGTTTCACCAGATTGAGTTGATGCAGTTTTTAATGGAACAAACTTTTCATTGAGCTGTAACACATCTTTTTCTAAGAAATTCAATGCTAACGTGTCAAGCTCGCTAAATCCATTCAATGAATTAATTGCCAATACGCTGACGAAACCATAATTCAAATCTTTTTGCAATGACTCCTTAAAAGCATCTTTGGTATATGCAGACACTTCAAAGAATTTTACTTTTGCAGGAGCAGACACTAAATAAGATAACATACGATTTGTCCAACCATTTATTTGTCCTAGCAAACTAGATATTGCCAATTCTGTGTCTGCACGAGTTGCTGATCTAAATGCCTCTGCTCCAGAGATAGTACTAGAATTTAAAATTTGTGCACCACCAGATGTATTTAATACCTCGTTAGTTGCCTTTTGAATTTTAGTTGTATCAGTTGTTTGATCATCTGAAAACGATAATACGTCCAATGGAATAGGAGTAATAACACTGCCAACATAATCAGGCAATGATTCTTCCAATCTCTTATAATATGCTAATGCTGTACTAACATCTACTGCCCAGTCATCAGGAGTCTTAGAACCATCCAATCTAGGGATTTCAGCAGTTATAATTTTATAAATTTGCTGCTCGTCTGCAACAGCCTGAACATCTGCTAAATTTAATAATCCTATTAAATCTATAAACAATCCGCTGTAAGGTGGACAAACTGTTTCCCATGACTCTAATCTATATTTTGTACATAAAGCATATTCATCTGGCATCGGTTGCCATTTCTTTGCATTATCTCCACCATATGCTTTATACATAGAAGACAAAGGCTCTCCTAAATAATCAATTAAATACTCATATTTCTTATAATATGACATGTCTACAGAATATGAGAAATCACCAGTAAAATACTTTCCACTGATTTTGCAATATTCCGGTGGTAACTGTAATATAAACATTCCAGTCTCATCAATCCAACAACATCCGAAAAATGCATCTTCAATAAAATTGTTGATTAAAACTGGTAAGAATTCATGTTGATGATTCATTCTTTCCAACCATTGCAATGTTTCGTAATATGACTTCAATGTGGATTTGGCATTGTTGTTTTTAGTTGGATCATATTGCGGTATAACAGTACGAGCGTTTAAATCAAACATTGTTGCATTATACATAACCAGTCTAAAATAAACTTGTGATCTATAAAACAAATACCTTGACAAATTTCTAAGATTGTTTTCATTAGAAGAAATATTTTGCAAGTAAGAAACCACATTATCCTTACTATAAGAATTTAACGTTGTCTGTCGAGCTGTTTTTGAAACATCCCTAATTTGCTTGAACGCATTCTGAGTTTCTTCTTTGTTTTTTTCATACCATTCTTTCATTTCAATAGCAGTATGTTGTCCAACTGTATTTGAACTTGTGTTCGTAGTAGAAGGTGCGCTTTCTGTCACCTTTGGTTTGTTTTTACTGCCTTTAGGTCTTCCCATCGGCACACCTCCTTTTTAATTTATTATGTTTTATATCTTTACTTATTTTGAATTTATTTGATTTATATCTTGGAAAAAGATGATTTGCGCTTAGCTTGTTTGATTGGTAGTATATAGGCAAGATTGTTAACTTGAGATTTGGGTCTTTCTTTAATTATAAGTTCTTGGCAAAGCATGTAATTGTATTCTAATGCTGAAAATCTATCCTTTCTCATTCCAGGTCGTTCTTTAATTTTTATATTTGTACCCTTAACTTCATGGTCTAAATTAATTAATTCATTTACCATAAACGATGTTTGCAGATAAGGCACTTTTAATTTTGCTTGTTCAACACCGGACATTTTAGAAAAACCACGTATTTTTTTAATCAGTTCTTCTGCGTCAAATTCAGTTATTAATAGATTAATCTTGCCATTTTGAAAACCTGCTCTTAACGCCAAAGCAGCTTTGGTATTAAAATCTGCATTTGCCTTAATTGACCACACAACTTTATTTGCATTTTTCACCTTACATCTATCTGCCATGTTCTGATCATTCATACATGTCAACGCATCATATGTAACACCGTATTCAGGATCATATTGATCTTTTATAATAAAGTCATACACACCAATACCTTGACCATTTGTATCAAGCGCTAAATGAGTGCAGTTGTATTGATAAAATAATCGCATAACAATTATTCCAAGTTCATCAGTAGTCAATCCTTCATGTGTTTCAACATAAACGATATTACTAAGATATTCATTTGTTTCAGTTGGAATAGCAGAATTTATAATCAAACATGCAGCGTCATTGTTATGTTTTTTCGAAGCTAATAAAGCAACGTCAACAGAAAGAATTCTCTTTTCATTGGTTGCCAATTCCGGTATTCTTATATTATGATTCCTATATACCGATAAAGGATAAAATGCAGTCTTAATTTTTCTGCGAGTAGAAATATCATCATATTTAAAGAAGGCACCATCAGTATCTCCATACCATTCAGCACCCATCTCCATTTTAAAAGAAGTAGGATCGAAATCTGCTTCAGACATTTCATCTTCAACCTGTTCTCTAGAAAGAAGTCCCTCTTTGATTGCAAGCTGATATGGGAGACCACAGCAGAAGTATCTCTTAGTATCATCAAGCATATTAGCAAAATAAGCTTTTAACTTGTCATAACTCCAATGGCTTTTAAACCAAGCAGATGACATATACATTTCACAGTTTCTTTCTGCTAAATGTGCATATTCTGGATTATCTAAATATCCAGGAGTGCGTGGAGCGGTTAAGAATTTTCTTAATACTGTATTAATAACATTAAGATTAACCATTCTAAATTCGTCCACAACTATAATGTTAGCTCGGTTGTGACGTGCCGAATCTCCAGCAACAACACACTTAATCCAGCTACCATTTCTAAAAGTTACATATGCACCATTAATACTAGTCGAATAGCTATCAATCTCTGCACGAAGATTACTTGATCCCCATCCATAATTTTTCATAAAATCTTCGACGATTTTAGTAATACATTCCAAACTTTGTTCCTTTACAGATGATGCTATACAAATCTTACTTCCCGGATAGAGAATACATCGTACCACACAATATAAACTAGTTAACCAAGTTTTTCCGGAACCTCTTGACGCTATGTACATAAAGTTTGTACTGACCATCATCATATAAATTAAAATCTTTTGGAATAATTTTAATCTAATATTTAAATACTCTTTTACAAAACGTTGCGGATTCTTACGATAAAAAGATGCCCAATAAGCGACACCGTCCATTAATCGTTCTGATTTTTCTTTATAAACCTCTTGAACTGTTTTTTTCTTTGTAGAAGCCATAATTACACCTATGCGTCTTCCACAGAACCAAATATTTTATCAAATAATATTTCACTGTCAGATTCGTCATCATACTCTGGAGGCTTAACAGTGTATTTTGACATGACCTTTTCATATAAATTTGTAAATGTATTTTTAATGCCCAACATTTTACATGCATGACCCCTATAAAAGCTATCAATATATAAACCAATTCTATCGACATCCTCTAATTCAGGATCTATTTCTGGCAAAGGTCTTGTTTCTTCATATTTTTGAATTAAAGTTCCTAGCGTTTGAGCTTCTGCCATAGAATCCATTCCAGACTGACGTGGCTGAATATTCGCAGTAGCAAGCAATTCTTGATAAGTTTTATCCAAATCTTTTGTTGGTAAGCCACTCTTGGTTGCTTTATTAATTTCCCACTTCTTAAAACTTAATCGCTCAAAAATAGATTCTTGTGCCTTAGTATTACATTCATATCTAGTAATCCAATCTTGATATTCATTTTCAAGAAACATCAAATCTTCTGGAGCGTAATTGCCAAAACGCTTTTTACCATTTTTAATAGTTTTAGCGTTAATTTTGGTTTCTTCTTCCTCAGTAACAACGCCCAATTCAAATTCAGAATCAGCCCATGTTCTGTTTTTATATTGAGGAAGTGATTTTAAAGGCACCAAATATGCCAAGAAAGGAGCTTTTCTATTTTTCTCATTCACTTCATCTGCCACAGTTTTACACGCTGATTCATACAAATCATCAATATATGGAAGATTCATTTTCTGCAACATGCGTTTAACAGACTCTTTTGTTTCGTTTGGTTTATCATTCTTCTTGTCACGCTGCTCAACCTCTGCAAGTATACATTTTTTACATTCTGGAAAAACTCCAATAGCATATTCATTTGATGAATAAAAATTATCCCTACTTACAAATTCTCCGCATTTCGGACAAAGAATATAATCCTGTTCGATTATTTTTGTGTAATCACGAGCCAACTCGTTATAATATTGTTTTACTTTGCTCACGGTGGCTGATTTAATTTCAGTCTCAGAGCGAGCTTGTTTCAAATAAGCCATCTATAAGCTTCCTCCTTTTAATCATTTTATATACTTTTATACAAATTAAATAAGTTCCCATTCTTCTTCAGAATAAGAACTTATAATTGATTTCTTATTAGGCAAGTTGTATGCATTGCACCATTTACGAACTGCGTTATCAGATACACCAAACATTTCTCCAATTCTTAAAAATGGTATATTATATATCATGTTTTTTAAAATTGTTCTATCCGGTCTTTCTGCCGTATATGTATTT